TCTTTGTTTTCAGAAACGCCCTGCAGATCACAGAAAGGAGAACTTTATGAACGAGAAAGAATTGGAAAAGCTGGGCCTTTCCGCTGAGCAGGTCAAGGCAGTGTGTGAGCTGCACGCCGCCGAGATACAAAAGCAATCTCAGACTATTTCCACGCTGAAAGCAGAAAAAGGTCAGCTGGAAACACAGCTGGGCGAGGCAAACAAGACCTTGCAGGGCTATGACCCGGAGTGGAAGGCAAAGGCGGAACAAGCGAAGAGGGATGCGGAAAGCAAGGTAAACGCCCTGCGCCGCGACTTTGCAGCAAAAGAATGTGCGGCCGCACTGCAATTTTCCAGCGAGAGCGCAAAGCGAGCGTTCCTTGCCGATTTTGCGGCAAAAGAACTGCCCTTGCAGGACGGCAAATTCCTCGGCTTTGACGACTTTGTGAAAGCCTACCGGGAAAGTGACCCCGCCGCCTTCCGGCAGGAGGAAGACAACACCCCTCCCCCGCGCTTTTCCGCAGCTACGCCGGGCGCATCGGGCGGAGCGACCGACCGCGACCGCGCCAACGCCGCCATCCGCGCCGCATTCGGCGCAACCACATAACAAAAAAGGAGTTGTAAATTATGGCAGTAAACGCAATTTTAAGACATGACGCCGAAGCCACCATCAATCAGCAGGTCGTCAAAGAAATCATGCAGGACACGCCGAAAAATTCGGTAGTGATGCAGCTGGGCAGACGCTTGCCCAATATGACCAGCAACCAGACGCGCGTTCCTGTTCTGTCCATGCTGCCCATGGCATACTGGGTAAACGGCGACACCGGATACAAGCAGACCAGCCAACAGGCATGGGACAACGTATATATTGACGCCGGAGAGCTGGCGGTCATCGTGCCCATTCCCGAAGCCGTTGTCAATGACGCAGATTTTGACATCATCGGTGAGGTGACCCCGCGCGTGAGCGAAGCCATTGGAGAGGCCGTCGACAAGGCCGTCATTTTTGGCATCAACCGTCCCTCGGTTTGGCAAAGCGACCTTGTGACGCTGGCTCGACAGGCGGGCAACAATGTCACGGGCGGCATTAGTTATGATTCCCTTCTTGGCGCAAACGGACTGTTCGGAAAAGTAGAAGGCGCGGGCTATACCGTGGACGGCGTTGTTTCCGCCATGACTGGACGTGCGGCGATGCGCGGCATCAAGGACGACGCAGGGCGCCCGATTTTCGTCACCGATATGCAGGGCGCCACGCGCTATGCGCTGGACGGTGCGCCCATGTACTTTCCCGCAAACGGCGCGTTTGACCCCTCTGTTGCGCAAATGGTGGCGGGCAACTGGAAACAACTCGTTTTTGCCATCCGTCAGGATATTCAGACGAAGATTCTTACCGAGGGTGTCATCCAAGACCCGGAGAGCAAGGCAATCGTCTACAACCTGGCACAGCAGGACATGATTGCGCTGCGCGTCACCTTCCGCATGGGCTGGGCACTGCCGAACCCCGCAACACGTCTGAACCCCGACCGCGCAAACGTCCCCTTTGCCTACATTGAGCCGGGTACACCCGTCACCGACTACGCCGCCACCTTCACCGTGCAGGATAACGAAAGCACCGCTGTCAAGGGCGCAACCGTGAACGTCAACGGCGCAATCCTGAAAACGAACGAGAGCGGCAAGGCGGTATTCCACCTGCGCAACGGTGTATACCCGTACAACGTCAAGGCAAGCGGCTACCGTACTATGACGGGCGAGGTGGAAATCTCCGACGGCACCAAGGATGTGACAGTGAAATTTCCCGCTAAAGCGGAATAAGGAGGCGTGACGCATGACGATTTCACAGGCTTTGCAAAAGTTGTACAAAAAAATCACCACGCATGACAGCACCGAAACGAACATTGCCGCCCTCATTGCCGACCTTGCACAGAACTATCCCGAAAGCGGCGGCGGTGCGTCCGTTTCCATCGACAAAACGCTGACGCAGGAAGGCCAGGCGGCCGACGCCAAAACCGTGGGCGATAAGCTCGCGGAAAAGCTGGACAAAAGCGCCGCTTTAACCGTAGATGCAACCCTTGCGCAAGCAGGAAAGGCAGCCGACGCACAGGCAGTGGGCACAAAGCTTTCCGAGAAAGTGGACAAAACCACCGCCGCCACCAAAGAAGCACTGGGGCTTGTCAAACAAGCGGCAGCCGTTGCCGATGCCGCGGGCGAACAGCCCACCAAGGCAGAGTTTGACGCCCTGCTTGCGGCTCTGCGCGCGGCGGGCGTGCTGGCGGCGTCTTAACCGAAGGGAGGGCGGCGCTTTGTACGCAGATTACAATTTTTATCTCACGGAATACGGCGGCACGCTGATCGAAGACGAAGCGCTTTACCGCCGTTTTTCTTTTGGCGCGGATGCGCTCATTGACAAGCTGACCTACTGCCGGCTGCACAATGAATGGCCTGTGACGCACTCCGTCAAAATGGCGGCGTGTGCCGTGGCTGAGGAGTTTTTCAAGGACAGCCAAAGCCAAGAGCTTGCCGCTGTGCAAAGCGGCGTCAAAAGCGAAAATACAGACGGGTATGCCGTCACCTATGCCGATGCCGCAGCACTGGAAGCGGCGCGGGAACGGCGGCTTTGTGACGCGGCGGGGGTGTATCTGCCCCCCTGCGACCCCATCCGGTATGCGGGATGTTACAAAAGAGGAGGGCGCTTATGCTGAATGCAGACAAAACCGTGACGGTCATTCACCACGAAAAGATGGCGGACGGCGACGCTTATTTCTGCCATGTGCTGCGCGGTGTTTCCTGGCACACACAAAACCGCTACACCGTGGAAACCACCGGGCAAAAGCCCAGCCGGACGCACAAAATCCGCATTCCCTTTTCCCTGCTCGGCGGCTATCTTGACCCCGATGCGTTCCGCGAACTGCCCGACAAAGCGGGCTTTTGGACGCTGGCACACGAGGACAAAATTGCTCTCGGGGAACACGAAAGTATCACGGGTGCGGAATTTGCCGCGCTCTCCCGCTCGCCCGATGCCTGTACCGTGCTGGACATACACAAAAACTTTTATGGCCACAGCCGCCACATTTACGCAGAGGGGGGCTGAACTATGGCAGAGGCGACCATCCGCACCCCCGGCACGGTCACGGTGCGGCAAAACGGCGTCACCGTGGAAATTGAGTGGGAACCGGACTTCGGGCGGCGCTGGAATGAACAATATAAAAAGGCGCAATTCCTGTTTGACGAGGAAGTATTGCGCCTGATGACGCCCTATGTCCCCGTTGACACGACTATGCTGCGCGATTCCGCGATTGTGGCAAGCGATATTGGCGGCGGCTTGCTTGAATGGGCAACCCCTTATGCCGCCAAGCAGTATTATGACACCGCCGATTCCCGCGGCTATGCACCGCTTGCCGGCGGCCACTGGGGGGAACGGTGCAAGGCGGACAACCTTGCCCACTTTGAAAGCTTTGCAAGAAAGGTTGTGGCAATTTGATTGAACAAATCCGAGAATGGCTGCTCACCTGCTCTCTGCTTTCCGGGCAACGGCTGAACATCAACCATCTTTCGGGGGACGCGCTGGAGTTTTCCATTTTGGAAAGCCCCACCACCCCGATTTTAAAGCGCTACATGGACGGCAGCACCATGCGGCAGAAAGCCGTAAGCCTGACGGCAACGAAAGACCAAACGCCCGATATTTTAGAGAATATTGCACAAAGCGGCTTTTGGGAAGATTTCAGCGAATGGGTGGAAGCACAAAACAAAAAGCGCAGTTTTCCCGCTTTGCCCGGTGACAGCCGGGTGCAGAGCGTAGCCGTGACTTCCACGCACTACCTCATGGCGGCAACCGCCGCCACCGCACGCTGGCAGATCCAGCTTTCCATTACTTATTTCAAGAAGGGAGAACGATAATATGAAAGTTTCCGAACTGATGTCGAAGCATCCTCTTAACCCCGATTTTAAGGGCGTCACTACCAACGATGACTGGGTGCTTGCTGTTAAGACAAGCACCGAACAGGCAAGTGAAAAAGATTACGTCGTGATTCAAAGCGGCGTCACTTCTCACGCGGCGAGCATCAACAGCGAGAGCGCCGACAGCCAGTATGTGCGCACGGGCAAAAACACCATCCGCACCAGCGCACAGCGTCAGTTTTCCGTCACGGGCGACCGCATGATTGCCGACCCGGCGCAGGAGTATCTGCTTTCGCGCAAGATTGCCTTTGGCACCGGTGAAAGCGTTGTGGTAGATTACGTCTATTTCAATATCTTCACGGGCAAGGGCGAAAAGGGAAAGCTTTCCGTGGATGTCACCGAGGACGCGGGCGGCGATGCCGGCAGCAATACCACGTTTGCCATCGACATGAAAAGCACCGCCGTGCCGGAAGAATACACCTATGTTGCCGAATAAGGGGGGCTGAATGATGACACTGAACGGCATTGAATTTGATTTTGACTTTACGGACGCGGATGACCTCGAGCGTTTTGAAAACGCCTATGAAGCACTGCGAACCGCACAGGACAACGCCGAAGCACAAAACGAAAAGGCAAGCGCCATTGTGCGCAGCCAGTGCCTTGCGGTGAAAGCCTTTTTTGACGAAGTGCTGGGCGAGGGCGCTTACCCGCAGCTGGTGCAAAAGCCGTCTTCGATGGAACAGAATAACGATGCTATCTTTGACTTTGTAGAGGCTTACCAAAAAGCTATGCAGGACGTTGGCGCCAAAACACAAAAGCGGCTGGAAAGCTTTAAAAAGTTTACGCCGAAGCACCGCCGCACATGAACCCGCTGATAGACGACTTCCCGCGGGAGCTGTGCGGCGTTCCGATTGACACCGATTATCGGCGCATGGTGCAGTTTGAATTGCTCCTACGCGAGGAAAGCGTGCCGGAGGCCGACAAAATCCAATTGGCGCTTTCCCTGCTTTACAAACAGCCTGTTCCTGACCCTGTGCGGGCGTGGAACAGGCTGCTTTGGTATTACAGCTGCGGACAAAGCGGCGAACAGGTGCAGGACGAGGGCAAGGCCACTCCCCCGCGCCTGTATGACTTTGAAACGGACGCCCAGCGCATTTACACGGCTTTTCTGCAATGCTACCGCATTGACCTGCAAAAAGAGCCGCTGCACTGGTGGAAGTTTCACGCGCTGCTTTTGTATCTGCCCGACACCTGCGTGATGGGCAAGGCGATGTATTACCGCGGGTTAGACGTATCAACGCTGAAAGGCGCAGAACGCAAGCACGCCATGCGCATGAAGGCCTTATTCCAGCTGGACAAACCCAAGGCGACCACACAAGCCGAGCGCGACCGGGAATTCTTGGCGCGCATCGAAAAGCGCCGCCGCTATCTCGAATCACAGCTTGCCAAACAGAAACGAGGTGAGGTATAAATGGGAGCTGATTTTCATATCCGCGGCGACACCAAGCTGGACTCCTCCGGATTTTCCAAAGGAATTGATAAGCTGGGGAGTGTGGCGAAAAAAGGCGCAGCAACAATGCAAAGCTCTTTTCAGGGTGCGATTAGTGTTCTAGATAAGGTTAAGTCCAAATTTTCTTCCGCTTCGTCTGAAGCAGATAAATTTCAAAAAAAGACCAAAGAAACCGATCCGTATCTTGAAAAGCTGAAAAGCACCTTGAAAGAAACGGATCAGGAACTCGATAAACTCACAAAAGCTTATCGAGAAGCCGTTGTGGAAAAAGGACGGTACAGCAAAGAAGCGCAGGAACTGGCCAACAAAATAAAAGAAGCAGAGCGCAAACAGTCTGAATTACGCAGCGAAATTGAAAAATCATCTGATTCTTTCAAGGATGCGGCAAAGGATGTTAAAAAATACAATTCCAGTCTTTCTGATTTAAAAGGAAAGGTTCTTAGCGGCCTTAAACTTGCCGCTGCATCCGCAATCGGATCAGTTTTAGGGCTTGGAAAAATCGGGTTGGATTATAACGCACAAATGGAAAGTTACACCACCGATTTTGAAGTTATGCTCGGTGACGTGGGTGCAGCTGCTGAAAAAGTGGAATCACTCAAGCAGATGGCGGCAAAAACTCCATTTGAGTTGACAGACCTTGCAAACAGTACAAAAATCCTGCTGGCTTTTAATGTGGCAAACGAGGACACAAACACCGTTTTGCGACAGCTTGGCGATATTTCGCTCGGAAATGTTGAAAAAATGGATAGTTTAACAAGGGCCTACGGAAAGATGAACGCTTCGCAAAAGGTAACTCTTGAAGATATCAATATGATGATCGACGCCGGATATAATCCGCTGTTGAATATTCAAGAGAAAACCGGAGAGAGCATGTCAGACTTGTACGCCCGCATTTCTGACGGACAGGTTGCGTTTTCCGAAGTACAAGAAGCAATTGCGGCTGCCACCAGCGAGGGCGGGCAGTTTTACCAAGGCATGGAAAAAGCAAGCCAAACCACGCAAGGCTTGACATCAACATTGAGGGATGTAGTCAATTCAAAGGCCGGGGAATTTTTCTCTGAGTTGTCCCAAAAGGTGAAAGACGCACTTCCTGAAATCATCGAATTTATTGAAAGCATCAATGTAGAGGAAGTAAAGAACCGCTTGAAAGAATTGTACGATCAATTCGTTGAGCTATCCCCCATTATTGCGGCTATAACAGGAGCTGTGATAGGGTTTAAAACCGCGATGACAATTTCCGCTATCATCGACGGAGCAACGAAGGCAATCACGGCATTTAAACTTGCAAATGATGCAGCAACCATTTCACAAGCCGCTCTAAACTTTGTGATGAACCTAAATCCATTCGTCCTGATTGCGACCTTAATTGCCGGAGCAGTGGCCGCACTTGTGGTTCTCTGGAACACCAACGAAGGTTTCCGCAATGCTGTGATAGCAATATGGGAAGCCATCAAACAAGCCTTTTCCGGCGCATGGGAATGGATTGTAGGCGTATGGAATCAATTCCAGCCCTATTTTCAAGTAGCTTGGGATTTTCTCGTTTCTGTTTTTTCACAAGTTGTGCAAACCGTAAGCGAACCTTTTGCAGCTGCTTGGGATGCTATTGTGGATATTTTCACCGGGTGGGGCGAATATTTTCAAGGCTTATTCGATAAAATCGGAGAAATTTTTTCTGACATTTGGGAAACCTTCAAAAAAATCGGCTCTGATGCTATCGAAGCACTAAAAGACGGAATCAACGCTGCATGGAACGGCCTTGTCAGCTGGTTCAACAGCCTTTGGGATGGCTTATTCGGCAACCGCACGGCTAATGTCACCGTCAACACACACGAGAACCGGACAGTTTCAACCACTTATGCAGGAGGCAGTGGTTCTTCCAATAAAGGCGGCGCCGGAAGACGCTCCATTGACGGATCGCACCGCAACGGCCTTGATTATGTTCCTTATGATGGTTATTTGGCAGAGCTTCACAAGGGAGAAACGGTACTTACCAGCCAACAGGCAGGGCTTTGGCGCGCCGGAGTTGTACAGCGGATGCTTTCCGCTGCCTCCTCGGTGATGATGGCAAACCAATCCCGCTCCCCTGTTCTTGCCACAGCGGGCGCACCTGCCGTATCCCGGCAGACGGCCGCAACCGTGCAAACCCAGCACACAACGGTCATTGATCTGGACGGCCGCACGGTGGCGAAGGTCATCACGCCGTTTGTCGACCAATTCTTGTTTTAAGGGAGGTGCTTCATGCAGCCTGATTTCTATGTCGATACGCACATGTCAAGCGAATATTCCTGCCGGCTGCTTTCGTCCTGGAGCGTGGAGGACGCGGCGTTTTCCCCTACCTTTCAACAAGGCAAAAACGCGACGGCCTTCACCGCGCTGCGCGGTTCTGTCGGCTTGAAAACGCTCACTCTCCCCCTGCACTTTTTCGGCAAAACCGCCGCCGAGGCCGTCGAGCAGAAAAGCCGCTTTCTCGCCGTCCTTTTGGACGGCATCCATGCTTTGCAAATGCCGGACGGCTTTTTATACCGTGCCGCGCTGGAAAGCTTCAGCAAAGCCGAAGCGGTGACGCCGGACGGCACCATTTTGTCGTGCGAATTTACACTCCAATGCCAGCGCTGCCGCCACCTGCAAACGCACACCCTGCCCGCAGGCGGCGGCACACTTTACATTGAGGGCACACACCCCTCCATGGACTGCCGTCTCACCGTGCGTGTGGGCAAAGCGGCGTCAAGCTACAACATGGCAGGAACACTTTGGACGGAGGTCAATACGGGCGACGTGCTCGTGCTGGATGGGCTGAACAAGCTGATGACAAAGAACGGCGCAAACGCCGTGCTTTCCAACAACGCCACCGGCTGGCCGAAGCTGCACCCCGGCGCAAATGTTTTGAGCGCCCCGGATGCATTGACCGTGGAATATTACCCCGTATTTTTGTAAAGGAGGAATATCTTTGCTTGCTTATTTAAAAAACGGCGCGTCCGTTGCGCTGGATTGTGACGACTATTACATTCAGGAAGAATGGTTCGGCGCGGATGACGCCTTGGCTTTCACTCTGCCCGCCGAGCACCCTCAGCTGCCCGACATGATGTGCCAATTAAGCCTGACCGACAAAGAGAGCGGACAGGCTTTTTTGATTACGAACATTGATGAGGGCGATGTAAAAGCGAAAATTGACCTGGATGAATTTCGGGAACAAATGTTCCTCTCCTATACGAACGGCAGCGCAACCGCACTGGCCACCGCACAGCAGGTGCTTCCGGCCGGGTGGAGTGTGCAGGACTTTTCCGGCAGCACCGCACGGCGCACCATCGAGGCCGAAGGCGCAACCGCCTTGGAGATTTTGCAAAAGCTCCCCGACACTTACGGCATTGCCGTGCGTTTTGACCGCCGCACAAAGCGCGTGCTTTTGAGAAACCCCGACGCCATGGCGCCGTCCGGCACCTACTTAACCGAAGAACTAAACCTCCGAAAGCGCCCCGTCCGCAGCCAAACGAGCGAAAGCTTTGCCACACGGCTTTATGCCGTCGGCAAGGACGGCGTGACCTTCGCTTCTATCAACAGCGGGAAAAACTATGTGGAAAACCACGAGTATTCCGACCGCGTGATTTCCGCCTACTGGAAGGACGAACGCTACACCGACCCGCAAAGCTTGCTCGATGACGCCAAAAAGAAGCTTTCGGACATGGCAAAGCCAGCACAAAGCTATGAGTGCGACGTGGCCGACCTTGCCAAAATTGACCCGGCTCGTTTTGGGCATTTGAGCATGGAAATGTATCAGGCAGTCACGCTCATGGACGCCGAACGCGGCACACGCCTTGCGCACCGCGTGGTGCAGTACAAGCGCTATCCCCATTACCCGGAGAAAAACGTGGTGACGCTCTCCACCCTGCCCGGCACCATCAGCGGCAAGGTGGAACAAAGCTATCAGGCAGTCACGAACCCCAACAGCAGTTTCCAGCAGCAGCTTGCCTCCAATTTACAGGGCGTGGCACAGACGATTGTCGGCGCAAAGGGCGGCAGCGTGAAGTTTATCCAGGACGAAAAAGGCAAGCCCATCGGCGTTTTATTCATGGATACCGACAACGAAGCCACAGCAAAGAATATTATCCGCATCAATCATATGGGGCTGGCGTTTTCCAACAAGGGGAGCAGCGGCCCCTGGACGCAGGCCATCACCATTGACGGCGGGCTTGCCAACCAGTGGATTGAAACTTGGCAGCTCACGGCAAGCATTATCGTGGCCGGAATTCTGCAAAGCCGCGACGGCAAAAGCTTTTGGAATTTGGAGACGGGAGAACTTGTCTTGGATGGAACTTTCGCCGCTGTCAAAGGAGATTACCTGCTAAAGATGAGCGCAGCCGCCTTGGAGCTTTTGAAAAGTGGAAAGCGCTGCTTACGCATTGGAGATGTCGCAGGTGATGTTGGAGGCGGCCTTGAGGTCACATCACCCTTGGATGATGTAAACACACGTACATCTGTTAGTCATAGCCGTGTTGATATTTTTTCGAATCGGGAAATTTTAGCTTCTTTAAGCGGAGATATCAATGAAACCGGAATGCTGCTTTTACGCTCCAAGAAATCTCAAGATATAGGCGTTTTGATGGGACTTTTGGATGGAATCAACATGGGGCTTTCCATTTACGGCGGAAATCCTGTAATCAGGCTGGGTGGTATGAATGTGCTTGAAAAACAGGGCGATAAAATCAATCTTGGCTGCACCCACATCCAAAACTTAAACCTAATGTGGTATCGTTTGGAAGACTACGGCATCACCGTGTTGGGGACACCAGACACAGTAAAAGCTCTTAATGCCACGGAGGTGAAATTAAAATGAATATCCCCGCAAATTCTATTCGTTTTTCCCGCACCGCTGCCGTAGACGGCGGTGTGCCGTGCGAGCCGATCCGGCTGGTGCAGTACGACAAAACCATGCCCGTGGCAGCGATTGCCTTAACCGAAAACGGCGTAAAGTACACGCCGCCCGCTGGCGCACTTTTCAAAGTGCGTATGAAAAAAGCGGACGGCAAAGGCGTTTATAATGATGCGCTGGGGCTTTCCGACAGCGGCGAAGTGCTGTTTCTGTTCACCCAGCAGATGACGGCA